ATTAGAGCCATCCGTAAAAATTGAGATTGAGATACAAAGCCAAGAGAAAAAAGGCGAAGCGTGTCCAGTTGCCACAGGTGACGTAGAAGTCAATCTTGAGTGTCGTCAGAAAGCCATTGACAAGGCAAACTATGGCCCAATGAATCCCAATGAGCCAAACATGGACTATTGGCGTGACATTTCTAAGGCTTGGAGAATCTCACCTGCACAGGCTAAAAAGTCTCGTTGCGGTAACTGCGCTGCTTTTATCCAAACCCCTAAGATGCTTGCTTGCATTGAATCAGGCTTAGAGATGAACGGCACAGAGATGGATGCTTGGGAAGTCATTGATGCTGGCGACTTAGGTTACTGCGAAGTGTTTGATTTTAAGTGTGCTTCAAAGCGTACCTGCGAAGCATGGATTAGTGGTGGGCCAATAACCGAGGATGAATATGATGGGAACGACAAATCAGCAGGCGATGGAAATGATGCAGAAATTGATGCAGAAGAAGCCTAAACCCATGCCTGAGCGTGGTGAGCGTACTGCAAAGAACAAAGCAAAGAAGCCAAAAAAATGATGGGCTTGTATGCAAATATCGCTGCAAAGAAGAAGCGTATAGAGGCGCAGAAAGCAGCAGGGAAGACCCCAGAGCGTATGCGTAAGGTAGGCAGCAAGGGTGCGCCTACTGCTGATGCTTTTAAACAAGCAGCTAAGACTGCTAAAAAGAAGTGATTAAGCGAGGCTCTGAGCAGTTTTCTGGCTATAACAAGCCCAAAGCTACTCCTAACCATCCTACCAAGTCTCATGCTGTTTTGGCTAAGTCTGGTGAGGATGTAAAGCTAATCCGTTTTGGTCAACAAGGTGTAAAGGGTTCACCAAAGAAAACTGGTGAATCTGAGGCTGACAAGAATCGTAGAGAAAGTTTTATGGCTCGTCATGCTAAAAATATTGCAAAAGGCAAGATGAGTGCTGCTTACTGGTCTGCCAAGGAAAAATGGTGAGTTTATGAAAATGACAAAAGCTGGTCAGAAGAAAGTTGGCAAGGTGATGGGTGAGTACAAAGAAGGTACTCTACACTCTGGCAAAGGCGGTAAAGTTGTTAAGAGCCGTGACCAAGCTATTGCTATTGCTATGGCAGAAGCTGCTAAGAAAATGGGTAGGATGAAATAATGCCTAGCTTGCTTGATAGCGCATTAGGATGGATGCAAGACCCTAGACGTACTCAGCAATTGCAGGGTACAGGTAGGGCAATCCAACAAGGACTGCTCAACATTCAGCAGTCTGATAAGCGTTTTCAAGACTTATTTGACAAGTCATTTGGTGACCCAAAGCAACCATTTAAGGTTACCGACAAAAAAGCATTGTCAGAACTAACTCAAATGACCCAAAGCGGTTTGCTTGGCATGGCTGAAGTTGGTATGTTTGTGGGTGCTGGTTCTAAGGCATTTGACAAAGCAATGGCTTTTACTGCTACCAAGCTAGAGAAAAAAGGCGCATCTCCACAGGAAATCTGGAAAGAAACAGGAACTGTGCGTGGGCCTGATGGTCAATGGAGACAAGAAATTAACGATGCGGAAGCTAAGTTTGTTACCGCACCAGAGATGCTTGATAAAGCTGCATTGCTCAAACAGAATATTTCCGAAAACAAGCAAAAGATTAAAGAATCTAAAGAATATCCTGATTTGTTTCCTAAAGAGTTGAACAAGGCTCAAAAGGCTTTGAGAGAAGAAAACAAGGCAAACAAAGAGTTAGTAGATACTTACACATATAACCAAGCATTTACTGGCTCACCCGCAAAACTGGCTATTGAGCATCCAGAACTTTATAGGGCATATCCAGAACTTGAAGACGTAAGAGTTATGCAAGGAACAGTAAAACCTGACTTTCTTGGTGCTTTTATTCCTAAATACAATGCTTTGGAAGTAACTAAAGAAGGTTTAAAACAAGACCCAAGGTCAACTGCATTGCATGAGATGCAACACGCTATTCAAGAAAAAGAAGGTTTTGCTGTTGGTGGCAATGTTGACACTATGTCTCAGTTAATTGCTCAATCAAAATATAACTTAAAAGATATTGAACGAAAAATTATCAATCAGCGAGATGCTGCTTCTGATGAAGCCAGAATGTACATAGCAAAGGCACAACAAGAGCCTGAGTTTAAAAAGTTTGTTGATGATGCTTTTGACAAGTACAAAGCACAACTTGGTGAAAAGTCAGAAGACAATCCATTTGGTGTCGATTTACAAGATGCCGTTCAGTTTCAACTACTAGAACAATCACCAATTTTAAGCAACTACATAAAAGAAGCAGAATCTTTAAGAGGGTTAGCTAACTTAGACCCATATCAAGGTTATCGTGCTTTGATGGGTGAGGCAGAAGCAAGACTTACTCAAACTCGTAAGGACTTAACTCCAGAAGAACGGAGAAAGTATTTCCCATTTGAGTTTCAAGATAAAAATCTTAATCCTTATGGGTTAGATGTTCCTATCAATAGCCTGATAAACTTGGATGAAAGAGGAAACTTAGTTCAAAGTGGATTACTAGGTCAGTAATTACTAACTTAACCTTGACCAACCCTAGAGGAGTCAAACAAAATGATTGAAAAACAATCAAACATTTCATATCGTGGTGGCGCACGAGAAGGCGCAGGAAGACCAAAGGGAAGTCTTGACAAGGGCAATGCTGTTCTTAGAGAGATGATACTGGAGGCACTAGAGGGTGCAGGTGGCGTTGCTTATCTCGTAGAGAAGGCAGAGACACACCCACAGGCTTTCATGGGACTAATCGGTAGGGTCTTACCACTCCAAGTAACTGGAGAAGAAGGTAAAGACATTCAGATAAGCGTCCAATGGCAGAAGTAATCGAGATAGCCTACAAACCCAGAGAACAACAACTTGCTATCCATGAACTGATGGACAGTAAGCGTTTTGGCGTTGTTGTTGCTCATAGGCGCATGGGTAAGACAGTCTCTGCGATTAACCACTTAATCAAGGATGCTCTGCTCAACCAAAAGGAAGCCCCTAGGTACGCCTACATAGCCCCTACATACGGACAAGCTAAGAGGGTGGCATGGGACTACCTTGTGAAGTATGCAGAGCCTTTGGGTGGCACTAGCAATATCTCTGAGTTACGAGTTGACTTCTGGGGTAGGCGTATCCAGTTGTTTGGCTCAGACAATCCAGAAACACTCCGAGGACAATATTTCGATGGGGTCATTCTCGATGAGATTGGTGACCAGAATCCTAAGATATGGACAGACATTGTTAGACCTGCACTAGCTGACAGGAAAGGCTGGTGCTTATTCATTGGTACACCAAAGGGACATAATCACTTTAAAGAACTTAGGGATAGAGCAAAAGCAGAGGATGGATGGGGTTTGTTAGAGTTTAAAGCCTCAGAGACAGGGGTAGTGGATGACACAGAACTGAAGGCTGCTAAGAATGAGATGGGTGAGGATAAGTACCGCCAAGAGTTTGAATGTAGCTTTGACGCTGCTGTAGAAGGCTCTTACTTTGGGCAAATCCTCAACGAGTTAGAAGAAAAGAAGCATATGCAAGAGATACCTAGAGAGGAACTAAGTAGGACTTTTACTGCTTGGGACTTGGGTATGGGTGACTCTACGTCTATCTGGGTGGCTCAATTGGTAGGCTCTGAGGTGCGTTTGCTTGACTACTACGAGAATCATGGCGTAGGTTTAGACCACTATGTGAAGTGGATTAAGGACAATGACTACCTAAAAGCAGAGCATATTCTGCCCCATGACGTTAGGGTTAGGGAACTTGGCACAGGTAAAAGCCGACTTGAGATGCTTGAGGAAGCTGGCTTAGAGGTCAAAATAGCCCCAAGGATGGGACTAGACGATGGCATCCAAGCTGTAAGAAGGTTGCTGCCAAGGTGCTGGTTTAACGTGCCAAAGGTACAGATAGGGCTGAACTGCCTAAGAAACTACCGCAGAGATTACGATGAGAAACGTAAGATATTCTATGAAAGACCACTACACGATTGGTCTAGTCATGGCTCTGATTCGTTTCGTTACTTAGCCCTTGGATTGGATGAGGGACATTCAACGTGGTCTAAGCCGATTAACTCAGTACAGAAGTGGATTGTTTGATGTATGTATCAATGCAGGGTGCAAATTTAGCCCCTAAAGTAAAAGAACTTGAATTACGTCTTGAAATGTTGGAAAATGTGGTAAAAGCATTACAATTGGACAAACCCCGAATGGGTCGCCCTCCAAAGGACAAACATGGAACAGAACGAACTGAAGTCAATACTACAGGCAGAGATTGATGACGCTATTGGCTTTATTGAAAGTGAAACTGTTGAACAACGCAAACAGGCTTTGGAGGCTTATCTACGACAGCCATATGGTAATGAGGTTGAGGGTAAGTCTCAAATCGTTACAGGAGAAGTGGCAGAAGCGATAGATGGTGCGCTACCTAGCTTAGTTCGTATCTTTACAGGCTCAGACAATATCGTAGTCTTTGAGCCACAAGGCCCGAGGGACGAAGCCTCTGCCAAGCAAGCTACTGATTACTGTAATTGGGTATTCTCACGAGATAACGAAGGCGTAGCCATTCTGCATGATTGGTTCAAGGATGCTCTGCTTCAAAAGAACGGCATCGTCAAAGCCTATTGGGAAGACAAAGAAGACATTACCAAAGAGCGTTACTTTGACTTGACTAACGATGAGTTAGCAATGCTGATGAGTGATGAGACTATGGAGATTGTCGAGCAAGATACG